ATCCATGTAAACGTAGTTCGCAATCATTTCTGGTTGACGATGATATTCATCTGCGTCACGTTTAGGAGCATCACCAAAATATCTTCCGAATACTGCACGTAGAGCCTTTGCACTGTAGTTTAGATTCTCTTCTAAACGTTTGAAATTTGCGCTCTCATGTGCACATTGAGATAAAAAGTGTGCTACCCTACGTTCCGAAACAATATCGTACATGGGTAGTATCTCGTATAATGCAGCGTACCATTCCCCAACTTGTTTGTTGCCTGGAATTATCTCTGCAAGTTGATCTTCCGTAAAATCAAAATCAAAACTCATAGACTATCCTTCTTCTTCTTTAAAGTATTTATCTAACATTTCTAACCGTTCATTAGCATGACCCATAGTAGATAGTTCTTTTTGTATTGCTTCAACTATATCACTATGTTCACCTATACCTGCGGCGTTTCTCATGTAGACCATTATGTTAGTCTTCGCTCGTTCTAGTTCACCTTCGGCATGCATTCTACATGCTTTAATTAATTGCTGACTAAACTTTTGTGCCATTATGTTCTACTTCCTCTTAATGCAAAAAATAAACCACCCACCCATAGGAATACGTGTAGGTTGTCGTATAATATAACGTCTAGTAAACTTGTTGGTTGACCTATCCATATAACTCCAGTTGCAATACAACAGATCACGATACCAGAGAATCTTGTTAATAGATCACCGATATCTTGTAACCAAAAGTCCCAGACATAATCACCTGCGATTTTGGTAACTAGGATACCACTGACTAGTAATCCTATACCTGCACCGATTTCTCCGTACACAACAAACCACCAAACCAAGTAAGGTAGTCCCCAAGATTCAGCATCTTCTACACTAAATGGTAACTTACTAAATCCTTGTTGTAAAAAAACAATTGCAAGTGGTATTCTTAATAACCAGTGTGATAGACAAAACTCTGGTATTTTATTTAATATATTTCTTATCATAATCTTTCCTTAATCAGTGGGGCGGTTACCCGCCCCATTACTGTATCATTTTTCTCCAGTTTGTCTCAACTGACTAACCTGTAACATACAACGTTTTGCTTCTTCATGATAACCATGACGTGTAAGTTCAGCGGCAGCCCTTGAATATCCGACAATCTCGGCGGTTCTGGTAAGGGAACCCCAAATGCCAGATATAGGTGAAAAGACGTAACTCATTACTGCTGTTGTCATTACACCCACCCCTGTAAGTTGTGGTTGACTTGTGCACTTTTTTTGTGATGTGGATCACCGTGTGCTACAGCATAAATGTCTCCTCGACCTAATCCGATGTCGTTTAGTTCGGCATCGGTTAACTGATGCAATTCATTTATTGTTCGTTTTATCGCCTTTCTTTGTTGATATCCACGATTCCAATTTTTTAAGAATTGTAGGAACCCCTCAATCGGACTCCGTAAGTAGTTGTTTATCGCTAGTATGTGTTGTGTCATTTTTACCCTCGTAAGTTTTACCAATATTAATTTTACGAGGACGCATTTCTTCTGGGATAACATACTTCAGTTCAATTGCAAGTATACCATCCTGAATATCTGCTCCATGCACATTTACGTGCTCAGACAGTCTGAATGTCCTTTTGAATTTTTTAGTAGAGATACCACGATGGATAAACTCTCTACCTTTGGACACGTGATCCCCTGTCACCGTCAGTGTACGGTCTTTGACCTCTACTGATATCTCATCTTGTGAGAACCCTGCAATAGCAAGTTCGATCAGGTAATCACTTTCACCTGTCTTAATAATGTTATGTGGGGGGTAATGATCGTTTGCATGTTTCGCAGTCCATTCGAGTTCATTAAATAAATGATCGAATCCAACAAAAGATGAACGTGGGAATAAATTTGAAAAGCCTGTCATTTGTATATCTCCTTCTGATCAAGCAAGATTGTAACGGAACCAGATCATTCTGCATTCCTGTATTATATATAAGATCTCTTTCCCTAAATGTCAAGGGGTAGAAATCACTTTTTAGTCTGGGGCTGGTATGTTTCTTATGGTTCTCTTAGATACGTTCTTGCGAAGATTTCTATCTGCAGGAGAACCTCGTTCTGGTTTTTTACTACCCCTATTTGCGATTTGAGCCGCAATCCATTTTTTGGCAATAGGACTACTTGGTTTCTTTGCCGCCCATGATTTCATTTTCTTATAAGCAGTCATGGCGGCGCCTTCGTAGTTCGCACCATCTGAGTTATCTACAATCACCATCATGTTACCAAATAGGTTCTGGAACTTACCGATATTCTTCTGAACATCTTTCCACATACTAGTAACCTGTTTTGCGCCGAGTGTTCTCGCACGTTTTTGGTCTCTGTTGATTGCAGTCTCTAAATCTGTATTGACAAATATCATTGCAACATCGTAACCCAATTGTTTGAGTTTTGTCGCCTGTCCTAATATCTTGTCAAAGTTTTTACCTGTACCATCGATAACTAAACCAAGTCTACCGTTCACTGCAAGTTCCATCTGTTTCAAAGTAAGTGCGGTTGCACGTGAACGTGCGGCCTGACCTTTGTCTGTAAAGATATCGTCTGGTGTTGTTTTTAATCCCACCTTCGCTAATTGTTTTTCGAAGGCGGGATCACTATTAATTAATTTCATACCAAATGAAGTCAATGCAGTTTTACCTACCATGAATGACTTACCACTGCCTGGCCCACCTGCAAGAAAGACTGCCTTAAAGATCGATGGATCATTGACACCTTCTTGTAGAAAATTAGTAAACCTTAACATTGTTCTTCCTATTGTTTTGATCCGATATTATATTTCGGACATAGTTCCCAATCGTTTTTTTCTTTAAATGGTATAATCTTAATTTGTCTCATTGGAGCAAGTGGTTCTGCATTAGTATCCATACCAATCAATCCCCAATCACTCATTAACTGTGCTATAGTATTCCTTCTAGCAATGTCGTTCTCTTCTAGATTAGATTTCTTTCCATCTAAAAGAAATAATTCTTTGAAGTGTACTATGAAGTACCTTCCCTGTTTGTGTAGGATATGACAAGACTGATACAGTTTCTTGTCCTTGCGTGATGCTACCCCAATTCTTGTGAGTGTTTCTCTAACCTTCAGAAAGTCATCTGGTTCGTTTAACGTAACCTCCAACATAGAGGCAGGTGTCCACTCTACTATATTATTTTCTTCCACCTTTATAAACCTTCTTTTTCAATTCATTTATATTTTCTCTTGTGAGAAGGGACAAGGCAGATCTGGCTTTCTCATTATTGTAACCATAATATTCCTTGACAACTTCCACGTCACTTTCGGACGCAACCTTTTCCCACTTGGAGAATCGTTTGCGTTTCCTAACCATATTTATAAGAAAATCGAATTGTAGACGGTTATCTATGTTGTGGTGGATATTCATTTCGTTTGCATACAATACTGTATCATTGAAGTACGACAGAGATCTGTTTACCATGAAAGAGTTGTATCCTCTCTCAGCGATATCATCTATCATAATATCTTTCTTGGTATTGTTTATTGCATTGACATATTCAAATGGATTCACGACATGTCCTCTACACCAGAATCTTGACCAGACCATGCGCCTTGCATAGCAGCCATAAGATCTGAGTGAGTGAACTCTTTGGTATTGACATGATCAATATGATAATCTCCAAAGTAAAGTTGTGGGACTGTTCTGTGTCCATTTTCTTTTAAAAAGTATTTTGATTCTATATCCTCACTAACGTTTATAGTATCAAAGTTTACACCCCACTTGGTCAACTTGCTTTTCATAGCATCGCAATAGGGACAATCATCTTTAGTAAACAATCTAAGTGAATTCGACATTTGCCATAACCTCTGTAAGACATGCAACTACGTTGAGTTCGTGATCAGCAACGAATGCGTTTTTGTACTGGTAGTCTGCAAGTATTAGAATCAACTGTGGAATCGATGCAGGTGATACCTTCTGAGTTACACGATCATAGATTGATCTGAATATAGCAGACGCATCTGTATCTATATTATTCGCAACCCATGAACGCATCTTTTTGAAATCTTTTGTTTTAAGAAAAGTAAAAAGATCATCGTAATTTTTATCAGAGATACTATTTAAAATACCAGTATCTATTTTACCAGATAATGAATATCTTTGCAACTCATTTAGTACACGTCTCCAATCTGGATAGTGTTTCATGATTAGTTCTGCTAGTGCAGGTCTTTCATAAGTAATACCTTCATCAGATAGGATACCCTGTGCCCTGATAAAGAAGTCATTACATAGTTGTTGCTTATCTCCACCATTGAACTCGTACACACCACATCTAGAATGTAGAGGTTCAATGATTCTGTTCTTAAAATTACAAGTAAGTATAAACCGACAGTTGTTGGCAAACTCTTCAATGAATCCACGAAGAGCAGGTTGAGTTGACTGTGGGTTTAGATAATCTGCCTCATCAAGTATCACAACCTTGATACCACCTTGAAGTGAGACAGTACTTGCAAACTGCTTGATCTTCCCACGGAGTGTATCTATATTACCCTCTTCGGAACCGTTGATGACAATATAGTCAAGGTCAAGCATATTGCATAGTGCCTTGGCGACTGTAGTCTTACCAAGACCTGCAGTGCCAGTGAATAACATATTTGGTATCTCACCTGACTCTGCTATCTTGTTGAATGTATCCTTTAACGAACTGTCAAGAATACACTCATCTATTGTTTGAGGGCGATACTTCTCTACCCATAAAAATTGATCCATTCAAAATCTCCATCACTAAAAACATTATATCACATTTGAGTTTGAATGTAAATCTTATTCTTCTGTCTCCATAGCCGCATCTTGTTGTAAGTTCTCTACAACTGATATTACTTGGATTGCTTGGTCACGTAACTGACCAATGGTAGAGAGTTCCTCTCCCTTGAAACCACCACGTTGTGTTACTGCATCGACCACTGCGACTGTAGAACGTGATACTTGATTTGCGAGTTTCATCAACTCATCATATTTTTCTGCCATCTTATACTCCGAATGTAGATGTTTTCTCTAGTGCGATCCAATACTTGACATTCACTTCTTTATTCCTAAACTCACTGATCAACTTAGATGATATACTCACCTCATAGTCACCTTGTATGATTTTAAGATTGGATATATTTAGGACGAATTTAAAGTCCTGATCCGTTTTGTTAGAGTATGGTACATCAATAGAATATGCATTAGATGTAGCATTCTCATTGTCAACCACAGAAAGAACCAACACACCATCGCCTGGAGTTACTGACACTTCGTTATGTCCAAGAGTAGATGCAGCGTTTCGCAGTTTGGTTAGAGTGTTCGCATCCAGATCAAACTGAACCTCGCACTCAGGCATGTTAATATCTTTCTGGGGTGACGTAAGGGTTTCTTCTGGAGAGAAGAAGTACCGAACCTTTGACCGACCAGTCTGATCTGATATAGTTACAGACTCATCTGTAAAGTTCAGATTAGGTTGATCAACCAAAGACAAAACACCAATGAACTCTTTGAGATCATAGATGCCAAACTTCTGGGCAAACTTATTATCGACTGTTGCAGTCGCAAGAACATTCTTTGCTTCACTGATAGTCTTAATAGTATTCCCTTCGTTGATTAGGATATTAGGATTAATATCCGAAAAGTTTTTGAGAACATTTAGGGTTTGTTCCTGTAATTCCATAATATACTCCGTGGGTTAAACTTAGATAATTATACCACACTCTGACGAGAGTGTCAATACATTTTACTAAAGTTTCTTTCTTTTTTGAACTCAATCTTATTTTCAAACTTACCATCCAATATATCACCTTTGTGAGAAATGACAAATACATTCGTGTCCTCACCTAGTGTATACAATATCTTCAGTAGGTTTTCCACACCTTCGTGATCCAGTGATGAGTCAAACGTTTCATCAAGTATCAATAGGTTTGTTGCTACTGAGTTCTTCATTTTTGCAATCTGTCTCCAAGTAAACAACAGTGCCAAGTCGATACGTTGTTTCTCACCTTCACTAAACGAGTCGTAGGTAAATGCGTCTCTATGTCTAGAACGTATAGTTTCTACGAATGACTCATCTAAGTTAAAGTGTACAAAGAAGTCTAGGGTTTGCAAGTATTGGTTTGTAAGTTGATTGATTGCAGGTAGATACTGTTTTATGATCTTGGTTTTGATCCCAGTGTCTTTCAACATTTCCATCATCACAGCATTGTAGTTGTGTTGTTCAGATGTTTCGAACTTACTTTCCATCATAGATTGCTTCTCTTGTTTCATAGTCTCGCAATCTTCTTGTGCGGCAGATAGATCTGCAGTCACCTCTTTATCTAAGAACTTCTGATACTCACCAATAGTTTTCTGTAAGGATGAGATCTCCTTGTTGTTAGATGTAATCTGTGTAAACTTGTCTCTGAGAGATTTAAGAGTTTTGTTTGTCTCAGATATCTGTGTCTCTACCCACACTCCCTGATCACCTATAGACTTCTTCATAGATGTTAGGTTCTTGGCCTCATGTTTGCATTCTTCTAAATTAGTTTTACGCAAATCATCTGCAAGTTCTTGTTTACATTCTGGGCATGTGTCGTTCTCATCATAGAACTTCGCACGTTTACCAACACCAGACATCTTTGTTTTTATGTCTTGACTCTTGAGTAGCAAGTCTTGTTTCTGATCTGAGAGATTACCAAGTGTGGTTTCGGTAGATTTGATATCATCATCAAGACCTTCACTTAACTCATTAGATTCTTTTTGGACATTTTCGATTTCTGTTTGAGCATCTTCGATTCTTTGTTGATATTCTTTCTTATTATCTTCCGTAAGAGTTTTAATATCACGTATATACTTCTCCTGTGTTTCTATCTTATTGTTGTGGATATCAATCTTGTAATTAAGATCCTGCAGTTTATCCTTGACAATGTTTTGTTTTTCTTTTAATATAGTATTCATTTTGGAGAATACGTTTATATCCAGAAGATCCTCAATCACATCCCTACGGTGTCCACTCTGTAGTTGCATAAAGGGAATAAAAGAGGAGGAACCCAGTACGACAACTTGGTGAAACGATTTGTGATTCAGTTTCAGAATGTTTTGTTCGAGGATCTTCTGGTACTCTTTGGCGTGTGATGATTGGTTTATCATCAGACCATTCTTGTGTATCTCAAATACGTTTGGTTTGATACCTCGTGTAACCACGAAGTCGTTCTCTCCTATAGAAAACTTAACAATGACCAACGTACCTTTACCGTTGATCGAATTGACCAACTGAGACTTAGTAATATTTCTGTGAGGTTTACCGAATAGTGCAAAGGATATAGCATCGAGCATAGTGGACTTACCTGCACCATTATGTCCGACAACCAAAGTACTCTTTGACTTGTCTAAATCAACTGTTGTCCACTTATCACCAGTGGATAGAAAGTTCTTCCAGTTTACCTCTGTAAATCTTATCATGCAATTTCCAGTGCCTGTGCTTCAGTCATGAGTTCCCTCATCTGAACCTTAATCTTATCTTTATCCAGATCCGTATCTACACCATCAACATA